AGCGCCGATTTACACGAGAAGCCTATAAGACCAAGGGAGGGGACATAAAAAGACCATGATGCAGACTGTTACTGATATGCCAAGATTAGACCAGCTCAAAGAACTCTTATTGATATTGGCTAAAGAGATAGATGATGGACCAGGGGCGAGAGACATGGCCTCACTGGTTAAACAGTATCGGGAAACCATAAAAGAGATTGAAGAGATTGAAGGAAGTGAGCCGAAAGATGACGAGATCGCGAAGCTCCTCGGTGATTCTGATGGGGTGCCAGGACCCGTCCGAAAGAATAACACCGAAATATAATAAAACAGACGGCTTAAGGGCCGCCAAGGTGTTAAAGGTCGGCGGACTCATCCTTGATCCATGGCAAATGGAAATTTTGGATGATTGGTTAGCATATTCACCGGGTGGAAAATGGATAAACAAGACCTGTGGCGGCTCCGTGCCACGTCAGAACGGTAAAACGTGCCTAATAAGTGGAAGGGCAGAGGCGGGCATGGTCATATACAACGAGCAGGTGCTTTATACAGCGCACTTACAAAAGACAGCTACGGAAACATTTGAGGAGATGGCTGCCTTTTTTGATTCGCCAAACTTGAGGAAATACGTCAAGGACATTAAGACGGCACTGGGAAGGGAACAGATAATACTTAACTCAGGAGCTAGGGTCAAATTCCTTGCCAGAACGAGAAACGGCGGAAGAGGTCAGCATGGCGACTTGCTGATATTTGATGAGGCGCAGGAGCTGGATTCAGACCAGCAGGCTTCATTTCTTCCTGCCATCTCTGCGAGCCTAAACCCGCAAACAATTTATATAGGGACTCCACCTGATCCAAATGCTGATGGGACAGTTTTCCGTGGAATACGAAAAAAAGCGTTAGACGGAGGCACAAAGTCAACAGCGTGGTTTGAGTTCTCTGTGGACAAGATTGGTGATGTCACTGATAAAAATAGATGGGCGGACACTAACCCAGCACTCGGACGGCGCATACTCCTCTCAACCATTGAGGGCGAAAGCGAACAGATGGACCCTGACACATTTGCGAGAGAACGGCTGGGTTGGTGGACACCTGTCGTGACTGAGCGCAAGGACTTGGCGATACCTGAGAGTGTATGGGATAAATGCAAAAGTGATGAGCTTAAGCCAGAAGGTAAGACAGCTTATGGAGTCAAGTTCAGTGCAGATGGCTCAGAAGTTTGCATCTGTGGAGCTGTTATCCCTGTCAATGGGCGAGCAAGAATTTCATTGATTGAGAGGAAACCCACAGCGCTTGGAACCAAGTGGCTGGCTGATTGGCTTAACGCAAGATATAAGAAGGCTTCTTGCGTGGTGATAGACGGCAAAAACGGTGTAGATGTTCTGGTGGACAAGATCGCAGACACATGGAAGTATAAAGGCTCTGTCATAAGGCCAAGCGCAAAGGATGTTATTGCAGCAGTCGGTCTTGTGATGGACAGTTTAAACGAAGAGACTGTCACCTGGTACTCACAGCAGGAAGATTTGAGACATAGCGCAGTCACATCCACAAAAAGATCGATAAGCGGCGGCTGGGGTTTTGGTGGAGATGACTCCACACCAATCGAAGCATGTGCACTGGCTTTGTGGGGCGCTAAAAACAGCAAAAGAGACCCCAACAGGGTGATGAGGATCGGATGAGAAAATAGGAGAATACAATTATGGTACTTTCAATCGTTCCGGCTGACGTGGCTGGATTACCAATTATTGAAATCGAAAGGCTCCAGAAGCTGATTAACGTTTTTAACTACCATAATTCCAAGAATATTGAGAAGGATAAGTATTACGAAGGAAAAATTACCCTCAATGACGTAAATCTTGGACTGGCTTTGCCTGATGGTATGAGACGGTTAGAGATCGGCTGTGCATGGGGCGCTAAAACTGTAGACGTATTGGCAGCAAGGTCCGTTTTTGACGGATTTGTTGGTGCTAATGGCAACGAGGTGGCGCAACTTGATCAGATTTGCATTGAGAATGACCTCATCGCAGAATATGCTAAGGCTTGCCGAGATGAGCTTAAATACGGTTGTACTTTTGCCACACTTTCAGCAGACAACGAGGTAGGATGCAGGATCAGATTTCATTCGCCACAGACGGCGGCTGCCCTTTGGAATGGTGAAAAGGGTCGCATTGATTGTGGCTTTGCCATCATTGATACTGTGCCGGATGATTCAGAAGAAACAACCTGGAGTCCTTCGCTGATATATTTCTACACGGATGATGCAGTATATGTTTTAAAACGTATTGAGCAGGACTGGACTGCAACAGCAATAAAGCATAAAATGGGCCGCCCTCTCATGGAGCCGCTTATCTGGAACGCAACCTCTAATAAGCCCTTTGGTCGTTCCAGGATAAAAGAACCTGTTAGGCGATTGATTGATGGATATGTTCGGACCATTGCTAATGCAACAATCGGCTTGGAGTTCTCAACGAGTCCTCAGAAGTATCTGCTTGGCATTAGTGATGAGATGTATGATGCAATCGTTAATCAGAAGTTTAAGCAGTATATCGGTTCAATTCTTACTGCTACAACCAATCCTGAGACAGGTGAGAAGCCTACTTTTGGACAGTTGCCGCAAGGCAGTCTTTCCCCTCATGTTGAAATGATCCGAATACTTGCCACACAGTTCAGCGCTGCGACAGGGCTAAGTGTTACGGACACAGGTGTTGTGAATGAAGCAAACCCGACCAGCTCTGATGCAATACTGGCACAAAGTCAGACTCTTATCGCTATGGCTGAACAGCTTAACATTGGAAACGGTGACGCACTCAGGAACATAGCACTTATGGCAACAGCTATCGCAAATAATATTTCTTTTGATGACCTCAGCGAGGATCAGAAGGATGTTGTCGCACACTTTAAGAATCCGTCAATGCCATCAATTGCCATGACAGCAGACGCAGCCATCAAGATTGCATCGTCTCGCCCTGAGTTTGCAAGCACTGACACATTCTTAGAGATGATTGGATTTGATAAAGCCAGCGTCAGAAGGATAAAAGCACAGGAGCAGAGGCAGCGAGGCCTTGAGGTCGTTGGATCGCTGACTGATGAGGAAACAGAGTAATGGAAGTATCAGCAAGCGCATGGGCTAAATATGTAAAGAAGCTATCTCAGCTTGATGGAGAAGCTACAAAGAAGATCGCAAACTTTATTGCTAATTTTCAAAGCTTTTCATATAGCAATCAGGCTCACATGAAGGCTTTGATTGATTATGCTTACGGCATCTCAACAATATATGGAGAAGGTGCCGCCGCCCTTGCTTGCGAGATGTATGACGCAGTTGGTCTTGCTTCTGGGCTGTTCCTTGAGCCTGCCATGCCTGCTGAGGTTGCAAGCTATGGAGATGTAGCCAAAGCTATAAACGGAACGGCAAAGTATAAGAACACCGAGCTGACATCCTCCAGCATAGGGCGACTTGTTAAACGCACAGGAGCAGATACAACCTTGAACAATGCCCTCCGTGATGGTGCAGAGTTCGCATGGATTCCAAGCGGAGACACCTGTGCTTTTTGTATTGCTCTTGCCTCTCGTGGATGGCAAAGGGCCTCCAGAGATGCCATCAAAGGCGGACACGCTGAACACATCCACAGCAATTGTGATTGCGAGTATGCTATTAGGTTCAACGAGCGGACCAATTACAAGAGCTATGATCCGAGCAAGTACAAAGAAATGTATGATGATGCCCCGGTGGAAGAGGGGCAGAAAATGACTCCTAAGAACCGCATAAACGCATTGAGGCGAGAAGCCTACGCAAAGAACAAAGAAGAAATAAATGCCAATAAGCGAATGAACTACGCAGAACGTCAAGAACGGCTGAACAGTTCAGAAGCGGAAGAGGTCGATGTATGAAAGTAAAGCATGAAATAGGAGACAAGATTCTACTTGTTGGAACCATTCGAAAAATTGAAATTGTGAAAACATCCGTCTCCAAGGAAGAGGTCTTGTACTACATTGAAGAGTGTGAACGACCAATTCGAGAAAAAGACATCATAAAGATAAATTAAGCATCCTGTCACAGGGGTGCTTTTTTATTGGCAACTCGTGCCATAAACGAGGAAAACACTCATTGGAGGGAATTGAATATGTCAGAAACTGTGAATCAGGAAACTAATGCAACTATCGAGAATGAGGCACCCGTTGAAGAGAGACACTTCACTCAGGCAGAGCTGGACAAAGTTGTGGCCGACAGGCTTGCAAGAGAGCGCCAGAAGTACGAGGGCTTTGCAGAGCTTAAGGAAAAAGCCGCTAAGTATGACGAACTTGAGGCGGCATCAAAGACAGAGCTTCAGAAGGCAACGGAGAAAGCTGAGAAGCTGGAAAAAGAGCTTAACGCACTTAAGAAAGCTGAGGAGGTAAGAGCCATAAGAGCGAAAGTTGCAAAGGAAGAGGGCATCCCCGAGCACCTTTTGACAGGTGAGACTGAGGAGGCTTGTGTTGAGCAGGCGAAAGCAATCAACGCATACGCTAATCCAAATGCGTACCCGGTCCTTAAGGATGGAGGAGAAGTCCAGAACGTAGTAAAAGGCGGCACAAAACAGCAATTTGCTGATTGGGCTGAAAAAGCATTTCATTAAAAATTTTAGGAGGAAAAAACTATGGCAGTAACTGGTGTACCTACAAACAGAACAAGCATTGATCTCCCTGTTGATGTAGCAAGAGAGATCCTTCAGAAAACTCAGGAGTCATCTGCAATCATGCAGCTGGCAAGACAGATTGCACTCCCTGGAAGAGGAGCAGCCATTAACGTTATCACATCTGATCCCGAGGCCGCTTGGGTTGGTGAGACAGGAGCAAAGCCTGTTTCTGATCCCGGACTTGCAACCAAGGTTATGAGAGCATACAAGCTCGCTGTAATCGTTCCTTTCTCAAACGAGTTCAGACGTGACGTTGCTTCTCTTTATGATGCAATCGTTGAGAGACTCCCCCTTGCACTTGCACAGAAGTTTGATGCAACTGTATTCGGAAACGGCTCCGCTCCTGGATCGGATTTTGATACATTCGGCTCCGTAACAGCACAGGCAATCGGCGGCACACTTACCTACAGCGGACTTGTTGCAGCTGATGGCGACATTGCAGCTCATGGCGGAATCATGAACGGTGTTGTACTTGCTCCTCAGGGCAAGAGCATCCTTCTTGGTGCTGTTGATGGAAACGACAGACCTCTGTTCATCAACTCTGTAGCTGAGGGCGCTGTTCCTATGGTACTTGGTGCTAAGACTGTTCAGTCTAAGGGCGCTTATGTAGCTGGAACATCACCTGCTCCTAACAAGGTTGGCTTCGTTGGTGACTGGTCACAGGCAATGTATGGAACAGTTGAGGGTGTTAAGATCGACTACTCATCTGATGCAACTCTTGCAGTTGGTACAGGTGAGAGCGCAACCACAATTAACCTCTTCCAGCAGAATATGTTTGCAGTTAGAGCAGAGATCGAAGTTGGTTTCCGTGCTGATACTTCTGTATTCAATGCTCTTACTGATGCAACAACCTGATGATAAAACTCATCAATAAAACAACCAATACTCCTATGTGGGTAGCGGATGAGCGCAAGGATGAATATTTGGCGGCTGGTCATAGGCTGGCCGCTGCGCCTAGCGCAAAAAAGCCTATTGAGGAGCCAACGGTTGAGGATGTTGAAGAGAAACCTGTTGAACCTGTAAAAGAGGTGAAAATTTTCAAAAGAACATCCAAAAAGAAATGAGGTGATTAAATGGCTTATGCAACTTATGAAGACGTTCAGGCTCGTATGACAAGAGAGTTGTCTGATAGTGAGCAGGCTATTTGCACCACTTTGTTAGATGATGCAGCCGTTATTATTGATAACTATAATAGCGGGGCATCCGATGACGTAAAAAAAGTCGTCTCCTGCCGCATGGTCATCCGTGCCATAGGTGATGGAGATTTGAGCGGTGTTCCTGTCGGTGCAACACAAGGGTCACAGAGCGGCCTTGGATATGCTCAGAGCTGGACTGTTTCAAACGGTTCAGTTGGTGAGCTTTACCTGGCTAAACTTGACAAGACTCTGCTGGGAGTTGGAAATGCCATTGGCTCACGCTCACCCGTGGAGGACCTTGTTTCTGAGGAGGTATGACATGAAGGGCACAACTGTACAGCTAGTTGAGAACACAATAACTTCATACGACCCCCTTGGAGCTCCAATCGAAGAGGAAACACTTGTTGACGTTGCAGATGTTTTAGTTGGACAGCCTAGCGAGAGCGAAGTCGCCGGGACAATGGAACGATACGGAAAAAAAGTGGCTTATACACTGGGAATCCCCAAGGGTGACACACATATATGGTATGACACTTACGTGTACATTTGGGGCGAAAAGTTCAGAACTATCGGATATCCTATCACAGGAGAGCCGGATAATATTCCGCTCCGATGGGGCAAGAATGTAATGGTGGAACGCTATGGCTAAGAATGAATATAAGCCTAACGATGCCGGAATAAGAGCCTTGTTGCAGTCGCCCGAGATGCTGGCGCTCACTGAGCAATATGCACGAGGCATGGCAGGGGCAGAAGGTGAGATCAAGTCTTTTATAGGCTTTGATCGTGCCAAGACAATCATACAAAGTACAGAGAAGGAGAGATAAAACATGATTGAAGTTGTATTAAGAGACTATCTTGTAGAAAATCTTGAAGATATCCCTGTTTTGTTTGAGAAGCCCAAGACAAAGCCTGATAAGTATGTTCTTATTCATGGTATAGACTCGGGAGTTGTAAACCATATCCCGGCTGATACTTTTTCTTTCATCTCCACGGCTCCATCTTTTTACGAGGCAAAGTTGTTGAGCGACAGAGTTCGGGCTTTGCTTTTTGATTCTATTGAACTTCCAACAATATCATCTGCAAAACTTGGCGGACAGAACGGCAGAGCTGTTGCTTCTGAATCCGCTTACGAGTACGAAATCATTTTTAATTTCTATCATTACGAGGAGGGTTAAATTATGGGAAACACAGCAACCAATGTTTCTACAGGAAAGCCCAAAGTTGCAGGCGCTGTTTTTGTAGCACCTATCAATACAACTCTTCCTACAGACGCAACGACAGCTCTGGACAATGCTTTTGTTTGCCTTGGCTATGTGTCTGAGGATGGACTGACCAATAACAACGAGATGGACGTATCTGCCATTAAGGCATGGGGCGGCGCTATCGTTTATCGTTCACTCACCGAGCTGGATGATAACTTTGCACTGACTCTTATTGAGTCCGAGAACGTTGACGTGCTTAAAGCTGTCTATGGTGATAGCAATGTAACCGTTGACGCAAGCGACAACGTGAAGGTTGAAGTAAAAGCTGAGGATCCTCAAGAAAAGGTTTGGGTCTTTGACCTGGCATTGAGAGGAAACAAGGCAAAGAGAATCGTGATTCCTGATGGCGCTGTTACTTCCAGAGAGTCCATCACATACAACGATTCTGATGCAATTGGCTATGGAATCACAGTAAGTGCTTACCCGGATGCCAATGGCAAGACACACATTGAGTATTTAGAGGGTTAATCCCTGAGGGAGCATAGTTAATGGCAAGTAAGAGCACTGATAAAAACATTGTAAAAGGCAAAACGAGTTCGGGCATACCGTACTCACTGGATAAGCGAGTTAAAGAGGATGCAAGATTTCTTCTTTATCTTTCAATGATGCAGGATGAGAACGCTAGTGTGGCTGAGAAAAGCCAGGCAATCACTGATATGTTTATGCTTATCTTTGGAAGTCGGCAGGGTGTTATTGAGTTCATGAACGCGGTGGCATCCGTAAACGGTGGAGTATGCAACACAGAAAAGATGATTGCAGAACTCACTGAGATGTTTGAGGCTCTTTCCGCAAAAAACTCATAATCCTCGCAAGGATAATAAACACCTGCGAGGATGAATTGATATGTGACCTCGCTCAAACCTATGGAGTATTTAATTACAAAGAGTTGTCTCCTTCATTGGTGGCAACTCTGGCCATGGGTTTACCCGAGGACTCACGAGTAAAAAAGAAATTAAGTGGTCAGAAGCTGACTCTTGAGCAGTCACTCCTGGCTTTATTATTGGATGATTTCAACCTCTTCTTATGGTCCAGGCAGAAGCATAGAGGCTCAAGGCCTAAAAGCATCTTTAAGGAACTTACGGAAGAGAAAAAGCCTAAAGATGAGTTGATGGCATTTGAGTCAATCGAAGACTTTAACGAATGGTTAAAGCGGAAACAGGAGAAGCGAGATGGCTGAAACAATCGGGACCGCATATGTACAAATTGAGCCTTCTTTTCAAGGTGTAAATAGCGCTATCAGCAAGGAAATGGGGGCCGCAGGAGAAAGCGGCGGCAGTTCTTTCGGAGCAGGGTTTGCCAAGGTTATGGGCGGCACTGGCAAGTTGATGGCTGGAGCAGTTGCGGCAGGTGGTGCTGCTATTGCAGGAATCAGCACTGCGTTCGTGAGTGCTTCCGGGGACGTTGCCTCGTATGGCGACAATATCGACAAGATGAGTCAGAAAATGGGACTCACAGCGGAGGCTTACCAGGAATGGGACGCAGTCATGCAGCACTCAGGCACGTCCATGGAGTCAATGAAGGCATCCATGAAAACTCTTGCCAATGCGGCAGAGACAGGCAACGAGGCTTTTAAAAAGATCGGATTAACCGAGGAGCAAGTTGCCAATATGTCTCAGCAAGATTTGTTTGAGGCGACAATTGCAGGACTGCAAAATGTAGATGACACCACGCAGAGGACCTACCTGGCCGGAAAACTTCTTGGAAAAGGTGCCACAGAGCTGGGCGCACTCCTTAACACTTCCGCAGAAGATACACAAGCTATGCGTGACAGGGTGAAGGAACTCGGTGGAGTCATGAGTGATGATGCAGTCAAAGCCGCCGCCGCTTATCAGGATCAGTTGCAGGACATGCAGACAGCTTTTAGCGGTCTTTCAAGGAATCTGATGGCGGAGTTTTTACCAGGCATCACCACTGTTATGGGTGGCTTGACGGAGATCTTCTCGGGTAATTCCGAACAAGGTCTTGGCATGATATCCGAGGGAGTAAACAGTATAGCAACCAAGCTGACAGAAGCATTGCCCGGACTCTTGCAGGTCGGCACAACAATTGTGTCTGCTCTGGGTGATGCAATCATTCAGAACCTTCCGACACTGTTAAGCCTTGGAGTGGATATCCTTGAACAGCTTGCAACGGGTCTGTTGTCGGCACTGCCTACAATGATTCCGTCAATAATCGAGTTTGTGACATCCCTCGGAACTATGATAATCGAAAATCTGCCGTTATTGATTCAGGCAGCAACGCAGATAATCTTACAGCTTGCCCTTGGACTTGCGCAGGCCCTTCCTGAGCTTACCCCTACGATTGTAGAGGTTGTGCTTGCTATCACTCAGTATCTTGTCGATAATATCGACCTGCTAACTGATGCAGCCATACAGCTCATGATTGGCCTTGCCACGGGGCTGATACAGGCACTTCCTATTTTAATAGAGAAAGCGCCCACTATTATTGCATCATTTTTGACCGCCTTGATTAGTGCAATCCCTAAGCTGTTAGAGGCAGGAAAGCAGATAATTGAGACCATCAAGAACGCAGTGCAGACTTATGGGCCTTCACTGTTAGCCAAAGGCCAGCAGCTTATTAGCGACCTCAAGAATAAGATCCTTGAGAAGATTAAGCTGTTCCTAGATGTCGGCAAGCAGATAGTCGAGGGCATCAAAAAGGGCATATCTGACGCATGGCAGGGACTTATCAATTGGTTCGGAGAGAAAATTTCCGGGCTTGTCGGTGGTGTTAAGGGCCTTCTCGGCATCGAGTCACCTTCCAAGGTGTTCGCAAATGAAGTAGGTCAGTGGATTCCTGCCGGAATTGCAGAAGGTATCGAGAAGGGAATGGGGGCTGTAAACAGTGCCATTGATGATATGACCACGGACATGGTGCTGAGTTCAAGGATCACGGCAGACTCTATCCCAGATGCGACAAGCGCAAGCTATGGAGCCTCTGCAAGTGATACAATCTATCAGCTGTTATCTACTTATCTTCCAAGGATCGCAGCGGGTGGCAATGTAAATATTAGCCTGGAGGGCGATGCAGGAAGGCTCTTCCGCCTCATGCAGCGGGAATCTGTAAGGAATACACAGCTAGTTGGTGTTAATTCAGTGTTATCAGCAATATAAGGAGAAGTTATGCAGGTAGTTGTTAATAATACGGATATAACCAATTACATAGTCGAGGGGTCCTATCACATGGACTCCTCTGACACATACGAATCATGGAAAGACGGAAACATGCTGGAGCACAGGATCATTGTCGCTCAGAAGATAAAAGGCAAGTTTCAAGTCGTGTGCTCCAATCGTAGCAACTCAATC